CAAGACCGCACATTGCTCCTGCCGAGCAGGAGGGGGTCGAGCTGCTCCAAAGCCTCATCGAGAAAGCACTGAAGTAGGAGGATGCCATGACCCACGCAGAAGTCAAAGCGATGGTGGAAGAAATGGGGCTGCCCTATGCGTATGACCATTTTGCAGAAGGGGAAAGCCCTGATCCGCCATTCATCTGTTTTCTGTATCCGAAAGCCGCAAATTTTAGTGCGGACGGCATCGTGTACCACCACTTCAATCGGCTGGACATTGAGGTGTACACCGATTACAAAGATCCGGATACGGAGGCAGCAATCGAAGAAGTCCTGACCGCCCACGAGCTTTTCTATGAAAAGAGCGAGGCTTGGATCGAGACGGAAAAGATGTATGAAGTCCTGTATGAGCTGACCGTCTGAGTCAGCCGCAGGGCTTTTTTCACGAGAGGAGAAAGCAATGGGTAAGAAAAGCAACAAGGTCAAGTACGGCCTGAAAAACTGCCATTACGCCAAGGCAACCTTTGACGAGGACGGCGGCGTTACCTACGATACCCCGGTACGCATCCCTGGTGCGGTCAGTCTGTCCCTGGATGCCAATGGTGATATTGAGCCGTTCTATGCGGACAATATCGCCTACTATGTCGTGAATAACAACTCCGGCTATGAGGGTGATCTGGAAATCGCCCTGATTCCGGAGTCCTTCCTCACGGATATCATGCACGAGGAACTGGATGGCAACGGCGTTCTGGCGGAAAACGCCAACGCAGAACTGGAGCATTTCGCGTTCCTGTTCGAGTTCGATGGCGACCAGCGGCATATCCGCCACGTTATGTACAACTGTGTGGCAAGCCGTCCGTCCATCGAAGGTGATACCAACGAGGACAGCAAGGAGGTCAAGACCGACACCCTGACCTTGCAGGCAACGCCGCTGGCAAACGGTTATGTCAAGGCCAAGACCGGCACCAACACCAGCGACGATGTCTACAACAAGTGGTACGAGAAGGTCTATGAGCCGCAGGCAGAGGCCTCCGGTGTGGTGACTGAGGAGACTGATCCTCAGGGCTGATAAACCGAGGCAGGGCTTCGGCTCTGCTTCCTACATTATTGTATAAGGAGATTTTCAATATGAAAAAGCATCGTGTATTTTCCCTGTTCACTGTCATCTTTGTGGCTTTCCTGCTGTTCCGGTCTGTGACCATTGTCCCGACTGGTTATACCGGCGTGAAGACCAGCTTCGGTCAGATTCAGGAAACGACCATCCAAAGCGGTAAGCTGAACTTCACCGTTCCGTTCGTCCAGAGCATCCACACCGTCAACAACAAGCAGCAGGATAAGAATATTGAGGCGCAGATCTGGGGTGAAGCCTCCGACAAGACTCCGGTGTATGCCGCAGATGTCATTGTGACCTATCAGGTGCTTCCCGAAAGGAGCGCATGGTTGTACGCAAATGTGTCTGACACCAAGAATCTGGTCGGTGACGAACTGGTGGCATCTGCCATCAAGTCCGCGATGGCAGAGCTTGGCCCCAATGAAGTGACCAATCGCACCAAGATCGAGCCTCTGGCCCAGCAGAAGCTGGCGGAATCCCTGAACCAGAAGTACGGCGAGGGTGCGGTGTTCATCAATAAGGTGGTCATCAACGATATGGATTTTGAGGAAGCCTATAATACCGCTATCCAGCAGAAGTCCATCGCCCAGCAGAACGCTGATAAGCAGAAGATCGAGAACGAGGCTGCCATTGCTAAGGCAGAAGCAGATAAGCAGGTTGCAATCACCAAGGCAGAAGCGGAGGCACAGAAGACTTCCATCGCCGCAGATGCTCAGGCTGAGGCTAACCGCAAGATTGCAGAAAGCCTGTCGGATTCCCTGATCGAGTACCAGAAGATCCAGAAATGGGACGGCAGGTTGCCCACCGTCAGCGGCGGCAATGCGCTGGTCAGCATCGACCCGGCAGAGTAAGCAAGTACACGAACCGAGGGCAGGGCGGAGGCTCTGCCCTTTCTACATGAAATGGAGGATAAAGACTATGGCAGTTACGAAGAAAATCGAGATCGATGGTCAGATGGTGGAGTTCCGCGCCAGCGCAGCCGTTCCTCGTCTGTACCGCATCAAATTCGGCCGGGACATCTATAAGGACCTGCGCTCTCTGGAAAAGAGCGTGGGGGATAATGATGAGGAAAGTTCCAGCCTTGACCTGTTCAGTCTGGAGATGTTCGAGAATATCGCCTACATTATGGCGAAGCACGCCCATCCTGATCAGGTGCCGGACACACCGGATGAGTGGCTGGAGAACTTCAACACCTTCTCCATCTACCAGATTTTGCCCCAGTTGATCGAACTGTGGGGCCTGAACGTGCAGACGGAGGTAGAGGCAAGAAAAAACCTCGCAAAAGTGAGCGGGTAATGACCACCCCGCTCTTCATGCTGCGCTGTGTGCAGCTCGGTATCAGCATCGCCGACCTCGACTTGCTGACCATCGGGTTGGTCAATGACATGTTCACAGAGCGGCAGAACGATGAGTATCCGTATCAGGAGCTGGCATCGCAGGCAGACTTTGACCGGTTCTGACCAAACTTTCGTGCTTATATTGATTGCAAAATAAGCACGAAAGTCTGCGAGGATAAAGAAAAATCCCCCAGCCGTGCACAGCTGGGGGAGAAAGAAGGTGGCCCGGAGGTCATCTTCCCGGTCTCAGACCTCGCAAGGTTACCGAAACCTGATCACTATTGAATTATAGCTGATTGGGTGAAGATAGTCAACCGAGTATATCGTGTTTACGAACCCTCTTCTGGGCAAGTTCATAAACTTCTTCATCTGCACGAACTCCGATGACAATTATCATCATGGATGTTTCAGTACGACGAAGTTGGTAAACAATGCGCAGACCAGCGGAGCGAAGTTTGATTTTCATTAAACCTGCAAGACTGGTGCTGCTATGATTGCCGAGAGGTTTTCCGTAGCCATTCTCATCGACAGGAAGAGGATTCTGCTGAACTTTCTTGATTGCTTTTAGAACAAGATTGCGCTGACTTCCATCTAAACCTTTGAGGTCTTTTTCCGCTTCTGGGAGGTATTCGACTTTCCAACTCATTCGATTTCTACCTCGTCAAAACCGGAGAGGTCGTCTTCAGTGACACCGAGCCGACGGTTCATTTCCTCTTCGGAAATCAAGGTAGAAGGGTCAAAGTGCGCCATACGTTCAGAGGCGACCGCCAAAAGGCGAGCGTCATTCAGTTCGTCCATCAGGCGGACATACTCGTCAGGAGAGATAAGGACACACTCCGCAGTGTTGTTCTTCATGACAACCTTTGCACCACACTGCTTAACCTCATCAAAAATCTTGCCGGCAAGCCCTCGATTAAACTGGGTGATAGGAACGGTATTGGTGATTGCACTCATAACAGATGCCATAATTGTCAACTCCTTTCTTCACTTGCATTATAGCATGGGTTTGCGAAAACGTCAACAAGAACATCGACTTATTTGTTTACAAATATATTGTATGCAAGTCGGTCGGATTTGATACTGACTATAATATTTCTTTGGCCTATTCGCCTTGTGCGGATGGGCCTTTACTTATGCCCCGAAGGAGGTGGTTATCCGCATGGCATCCAGAATCGCAGGCATTACCGTTGAGATCGGCGGCGATACTACAAAACTTTCCAAGGCACTGGAAAGCGTCAACAAAACCATCAAAACAACGCAGTCTGAGCTGAAGGATGTCAACAAGCTCCTGAAACTGGACCCCTCCAACACCGAGGCTGTCACCCAGAAGCAGAGGATGCTGAAGGAGGCTATCGAAGCCACCAAGGAGAAGCTCACCACCTTAAAGACGGCGGCAGAGCAGGCCAACCAGCAGCTTGCAGATGGCAAGATCACGCAGGACCAGTACGATGCACTCCAGCGTGAGATCGTGGAGACGGAGCAGAACCTCAAATCCCTGCAGGAACAGGCGGCGGTAACCAATACGACCCTTGCCAAGATCGATGCGGTGGGGGAAAAGCTCCAGA